ATGATAGGTATCTCTTTCAATATCTGTTGCACTTGTAATTGTGCTGCCGGATCGTTGCCGTAACCGTAAAGTATATCAAGGCGATCAATGCGGTCTTTCATCGACTTTGACAGGCTCTCAACAACCGCGTCCTGCTTTGTTCTCGCCGCTAATTCCCGGCGTTGTTGTGCTAAAGCCCTTGCTTGTTCCGCTTCTGACGCTTCCATTGCCTTGTTGTGCCGCGCCATCTCGTCTAACTTTTGCCGTTCCAAATCCCGCGCCCGTTGGTCTGCAACCGCCCGGTGAGCAAGGTCAGATTGCAACCGCGACAACGCCGCTTGCTGCTCCTGCTGTTGCAACGCTTTCTTAAACTCTTGCTCCTGTGCAACCGCTTCTAACGCCTTGCGCTGCTGCTCTCGCTGTATCTGTTGCCCTAATGTAAAGTTGAGCACGTTGGCGATTGCACGTGAAGCGTTCTCCGCGCCCTGCAAGCGGTCAGGTGTTCGGGTTCTCTCAAGTTTCTCTGCCATTTATTTGCCTCCGCCAAACTGCAATAAGTAAGGTGTCGGGTTTACATTCGGTTGCTGTACCTGGATCGGGTTTTGAGTTGACGGGTAAAGAAATTCATTCACTGCGTCAAGTATCGGATTGGGTGCGGCTGCCGGTTGCTTTCCCGGTTGATTCAGAAGATAACTCAAGCCTCCTTGTAGCAGGTCTGCGAAGCCCTGCCCGTATTGGCTCTTAAAGTTCGGGTCGCCAAACATCGGCGCTAACTGCGCTAACTGGCGCAAGGCGGCTTGTTTCGCTTCTTCGTCGGCTAACCCTACCTGAGTTGTCACATCCCCGATGCCGCGTAATCGCTGTTCGTTTATCCGGCTCAATGCGGACTGTTTTACGCCCGTCCCCGCGCCCTGGCGGGTAAGCCTTGCCTCGGTCATTGCGCCCAATGCCCCGGCTTCATTGCCAAGCCCGGTTTTCGCGCGGCGCAATAGCATGTCAACGGTGCGGTCTGATAAGCCTTCCTGTGACTGCTGCATCAGAAGGTTGTAAATTTCCCGGAGTTCCGGCGGAATCTCGGTCTTGCTGCCTGTTCCGAATAATGAACCAAGCGCCCCGATCCCAGTACCTATTCCTGCTAAAATTGCTGGTAATGCCATGTTTATTACCTCTCTTATGTGCTTGCAATAAAGATTTCAACATCCACCGATGCCGTGTCTGCGATTGCGGTTATATCCACAAGGTCGGCAAAGGTGTTCGGCGTTACTGCGGTCGCTGCCGCATCCATCGTGTCAACCACACCGCCCGACACGTCGCCGTTGTAAACGAACGACTGCCCTTTATCCAGCTTAATGCTGAACTCGTCGCTGTCCTCATTTCTGAAGATCAACCCGACGTGATTGGTGTCGTCTTTGTTAGTGATTCGGATATACTTAACGGTGCTCTCGACGAAAGTTCCGGCTGCCACTGCGGTTGAAAATGCTATCAGAATCACTTCGCTTGTCGGGACGGTGACAATTCTCTTGGTCACTTCATTAATGCTCGTAAGCGTCAAGGTGTTCTCCGCGCCGTGATCTTTGCCGTTTAAAAAAATACTCTCCGTAATCGTTACTACTAAACTTGCTGCTGTAATAGTACTTGCCATTCTATTGCTCCTATTGTAATTCTCTCCATGTCAAAGCCCCTTCCACGTCAACAAGGGTGCTTCCGCCAATCGGTCTCACCGCCACAACAATTGAATCCGACACCCCGGCGATGGTTGAGCCTAAGTAAATTGCGTTTTGTATTGAACTCTGCACCGATCCCGCCCCGCCAGCCGCTACGCCCCCGGTTTCGACAAATCCCCCGGTTATCGCATACCCGCCCGTTACCGTATTTGCCGTTACTCCCGCAAAGGTCTGTACCGCGCTGTTGGTTTCATCCGCCCACGTCTTAGCCCCGGCAATGGTCGGGTTTAATAACAATACCCACTCACATTTGGAAGATGCCGTATGCACCTGCAAGGCTACATTTACCAACTTCACCACCGAGCCTAAATGGGTCGATTTTAGCTTTATTCCCAATACCGAATACAGGGTGTTTTCCACGTCGGCGTTCTGATTCGTTCCCTCGGTGGACTTGTAGCGCAATACCCCGTTTTCCTGCTGCCCTCCCTCGCTGATAACGCTTGAGCAAATATGATACATGCTGTCTGCCATTGCCGTTGAATCGTTTGAGATTGCATAACGCAAGGGCAAATTCGGCGTGCTCATATAAACGGTGCTCAAACTGTTTGCATTGTTAAACTCATGCACGTAATAGATAAACCCGTCCACCACAAAACCGCATCTTACCCGCCCGACTCCGAGCCATTCCAGGTCGATTAAAAATATTTGAGTTTTGGTAAAGTCCAGCGTCACCCCGGAAGTGCCTGTGCCCTTCATGGTGTCGAGATTCCAACTTGTTTGATATACCTCATTATCTACCGCGCTCCCGGTGACGTAGGTTCTGCGGACTACAAAAACGCTGTCATTGCGGCTTTCCAGAAATATCCCGTTCCTGTCGTCGAAATACCCCGCCTGTTTGGTAATCCCGGCTTTGCTCTTAATGTTGGAAAAGGTAAGGAGAATTAATTGAGATTTACCCGGCTGGTAGTTGAATCTCATTTTGGTCTGCCGGGTGCGCGTTCCCAATGTGGTATCCGCCACTTTCATTTTGGTAGCGGCGTAATTATCCACATACTCAGAGATAGAACTGTCGGTTTCCTGGTCGTCCCAAAACAAGGCGGCAGAATCAGTAAGCTGCTTGCTGTCAAACAGGGTAAAGGGTTCAGATACCCGCCACCGCCCGAAAGCGTCAATCGAAAAGGAATCCTGCGCCTTTACTTCCCGGTCTTTGGTCTCCGGTAAAATGATGCTGCTTTGCGCGTAAGCAACCGCGCTCAGTAACAGGAAAATGTATATTAGTTTTCTCATGTTTTTACTACGCCGTAAATCGTTATTGTAAGAGCGTTTGCAACACTTGAACGGTAAGCGAAGTTACCCGCCGCGTTATTCATGCAGATTGTTACGCCTCGATCCCAAACGCTGTTTGCCGGGATCGTTACGTCCCATCCTACTGTTGTCGATTCGTCGTAAGTTGTACCGTCGTTGTCGTGAAACATTCTCACCGTTGCTGCTGCTCCGCTTGTGTTTGCTACGATAATCTGCTTAATAATTACTTCTTCGCTTGCTCCTGGCGAATACACGCTTACAGCATTCGTGCTGTTTTCCCTTGCCTGTCCAAGTTGCTGATAAGTATTCGCCATATTTAGCTCATAAAAAATGCAAACAATTCCGAATTATTCTGAGTCGTCACCGCAACCGTGTCAACATAGGCCTTGATTGACTGCTGTGTTGCTAAAAAGGTATCTGAATTGCTTGCCATGTTATCCTCGTCTTTAACCGGAACTACAAAGTCGAGCGTTCCGTCCGAATCTTCATAAGTCACCGCAATAAAGGTTTCGGTGTTGCCCGTAACCATCGCCCCGACAATATCCTGCACATCTTCGGTCGTCGGGGTAGTGGTCGCCTGATAAACAAACTTCTTCGCGGTGCGGTCATATTGCAGGTAGTAATTATCTTCATCGAATTTAGGCTTTTCAATCTTCACTCCGCCGATGTAAATACTGGCATCGTCCACATACAAACTGCGGCAATGTATATCCCTCTCAACCACAATATCACCGTCTTTGTCGTATGCCGGGAAGTTATCTTCCGTTTCCCGAAAAAGTTGTTGCAACAACGGCTCAAGCGGCTTCTGTGCAAACTTATAACTTTTCTGCGGCTTTGTCGGCATCTTACGTGCTCACGTTTAAAATTCGGTCATACTTCTGCACTAAATACTCAACCCCGATGGAGTCAATTAAAAGCCTGTCTGCTATATCCTCGCTTATAACAAATCTCAATATTTGCCCTCTTACCCCGGTTATATACTTGGTCTTAGTCTCATTCGATGTGCCGGAAGAAGCAAAGGTATAGCTCTTGTTGTGCCATCCGTCCTCATTCAGCCAATATACCGCAACCGTCAAGCCCTCGCTTGCTGTATCGCTGTGAAACGTAACAAACAACCGGGTCACAATGTAATTCAGGAAACTGTCGCCTAACGGTATATCGTTTGTCGTGAGTTTCACGGTCATATCCGGCGTAGCCCCGACAACACTTGAATCAAACTCATACACTTTGTCGTTCACATCATTTGAGCCGAATATCTTGTTATCCAGGGCAAGCCCGATATAGGGAAAATTGAACGCCGCACCGTTGTTTACGTCGTAAACGTCCCATGTGCCCTCGTCATGGTTAAAGAGGTAAGACTTAGACGCGCTGGCATGGAACCAGATTTTTCTCTTGTTTTTATAATACACCGCCGATGCGGTTGTCAATGTTTCCGACGCTAAGAGTTCATCGACGGGCATTGAGATTCTTTGATAGCCCGATGGGGTAAGCGCGTATATCCCGTTTCCGTAAATGAAATAAACCACGTTGTTGTGGGTCACAATCGCATTTACCGCAGATACCCCAATGTCGTAACCGTTCTCCTTGTTTAACTCGTTATAGACTATGCACCGATGCCCTTTAAAGGCAATATAGCGATTCCAGACGGTTGCAAACCCTTTTATTTCATCCCCGTCGTCGGGGTGGAAGTAGTCTATATTCTCGCTGTGCTGATATGCCACATCCGGCGCATCAATCGGCGTTTGAACAATTTCATGCGGATTGAGTTCGTCGGTGCGGACGTTGCCGTAATAATACCTGTCCTCAAACTCTATACCGTATTGCCAATTGGTGTAATACGGCTTAAACGATTCCGGCAGTCCGCTTGATTCTTCGTAGGTGACGGTGGAAATGTCCGCTTGATTAACACCATCCCAAACCGCAAAGGTATAAAGCACGTTTGCAGATACCTGTGTCCAGCTTGAATCGTTTATGTCAATCTCTCTCAGGAAATTGTATGCCGTAGTCGGCTCTGATGCTTGCGAATCTTCATTATAAGCCCGGTAAACTCTTATCGCTTTTATCCGGCGAAATTCATTCCATACCGACAAAGCGGCATCAACGCTTGTCGATGGTGAGGTCATTTCCGCAAAGCGTTCACTGTCCACATTCACGCTGATTGTCAAGTGCACACCCGGCGTGTTTGCCGAGCCGTTGACAACACATCCCCGGTGCAAGTGCGATTCCTGCCCATAAATGTCAACAAGAGACACTCCGTAGAAATAAGTGTCTGCGTTGCTGGATGATGTGGTATTTCCCATTGCTATCTTAGTCGGGATATATCCCGCAATATTGAAATCAGTTCCGTTATCAAATTTGACAATCCTTCCGCTTCTCTGCGACAAATAAGGGACTGCGCCAATAAAACTGATAAATTCGTTTGTCTGTGTCGCGTCGGTGTATTCGGTTGTTATCGTCGTGGGGAATCCGGTTGTCGGAGTAGAATAAACCACGGTAGGTCTTATAAAATACAAGACACCGTTATAATGAACAATGTCAAGCGGTCCCGCGGCTGTTGAAAGTGTATCTACCGGAGTATAAGGTGCGGCAATCGGCATCCTTAAAATTTTACTATTTGTGTAATCACAGGCATAAACATAGGTGGTATCATAAGTAATGCCGAAAAGTTTGTCACCTGATCCGGTATAGCGGGTGTTGCTACTGGCTAAGTCTGCGGAATATTCGTCAATATAACCATCTGCCCCGTCATAGCGAGTTATCCACACCAAAGTTCCGTTTGTCGCTACACCCAAAGCGAAAGCACTTGACAACGTTGCCGATGCGTCTATTGTCAAATCATCAGAAAGATCATACAATATTAGCTTGTAATCTTCTGTGCCCGGCACATTCCCCACAACATAGAGAGAGTTCCCGGTTAGTGCCAATCCGCCGTGATAGGTGTCTGTTCCGCCAGAACCCACTCTTTCAACAACCACGTCGTTTAAGATTCTTTCAATATAAAAATCGGTGTCTCTTATTTCCAGCCCGGCAGTTGACAATACATAGTATTTCGCCCTTGTCGAATCGTAAATAATCTTACCGTGATTGACAAAGCTGGATTGCTGCACCCACTGTTGTTTCAACAGGAAGAAGTCGGAGAAGTTGATAACGTCATTAAACATAGCATCGTGAGCACTGTCAACCTCCCGGTTGATATATCCCGCAAACATCGCCCTGTTTGTCGCTGCCGTTCCCGTCCCTATCCTTACCCCGTTCCGGTGAACGAGAAACTGAAGGTTGTCCCCAAATCGCAGTGAGCCGTAATTGTAGGTAGGGGTGGAGTGCGCCACATAAGTCGCGCTTGCGCCTAATGTCTTGGTGAACACATAAAGGTCGCGGTCTGCCGCAGTACCGTCTTTGTCGTAAACGATTAAAACGTCTCGCCCCCAATCTATATCACGATAATTCACAAATTTATCTATATTCGCAGCAGCAGCAGAAATTAGTCCTATATCACCTCTGCTTATAAGTTTCCCCACCTCTATATTTGTATCGAAATTCTCAAGAGTATTCGCAAATTCGAGAGAATCTCTTTCTGAGATAGCCCTATTTACCCCGTTGAATTTCTTGATTGCCAAATATTTTTTTTCTGTCGCCATATCGCTTGATTTATACCACTTTTGTCTTTATATTTATTACGTCAAAAAGAGATAACGCAGAATGATTCCGAATTTCAATAAGCCCGTTATAAGCGCCCGCGTATGTTTTAGAGGCATACGCCAGGTTAGACACGCCTTGCGTTATCCACCTGAGACAAGCCTTATAGCGGGTTTTTAATTTCGAGGATAGGTTATGTCGAGAAGAATTGATATTTCTGGTAATCGTTACAATATGTTGCTGGTAATAGAATATGCCTTCACAAAACGAGGTTATGCTTATTGGCTTTGTAAGTGCGATTGTGGTAATACTACAATAGCAAAAGGAGACAATCTCAAAAGCGGAAACACTAAAAGTTGTGGTTGCCTTTATATAGAAAATGGTCGCAAAAGCGGTCATAGCAAAAAAGGTATAGTATGGGGCTTTACCAGAAATAAGCCCGAATATTCTGTTTGGTGCGGTATGAAAAGAAGATGTTATAATTCCAACGAGGAATCTTTCAAGTACTATGGGCAAAGAGGAATAAGAGTTTGTGATCGTTGGCGTAATTCGTTTAAAAACTTTTTCGCTGATATGGGAAAACGTCCATCCCCTAAACATAGCATTGATCGGATCAACAATGATGGTGATTATACGCCTGAAAATTGCCGATGGGCAACAAATAGGGAGCAAAGCAATAACCGCAGAAAAAGAACAAAGAAAATATAATATCTTTCTAAGATTCTCGGTATTTCCAATCGTTTTGTTTTTAGTATTCATATTCTCTCAAAGTTTAAAGAGGGTGTCACTTCCCTGTGACCTGCCTTCCTGCAACCCTCTTAAAATGGATCAAAAGCCGAATATTCATCCACCGTCGAAATGTCGTCGGTCGAGAATGAACTTGTATCTTTCAAAGCATCCTGAACTAAGTCAATGTATTCGTTCCGCGCCTCCCTTGCCTTTTCCCGGATTGCCTTCGACTTATGAGCGTAGGCGTTGCATAACTTCCAAACCGGGTAGAGTATCATAGCTTCCTGGTAATCCTGTTTGAGAAGCGGCGTTTGGTTGTCGGTGCTTAATACGGTCGGCAGGGTATAGCCCCAAACGGTCAATGTTTCATCTGCGGTTGAGGCAACCGGCACAGTGCCGATCTCCGTAGCGGTATTGTCGCCCGTATATCTCACCCAATAGTAATAAGGCTCCCCAAACTCCATATCTCGCGGCAGGTTGGCAAATCCGCCCGGAAACAGTCTTAGCGGTATGCCGTATTCGGTCGATGAATCTTCGATATATCTCACGTGGGTCACGTTCGCAAAATTTGCATCGTAGATCGAATAGCTTACCTGATTCGCCACTGTCGTAATGTCGTAGCTGTCGGTGAGCATCTTTGTTCTCCGGCAAAAATCCACGTAGCCAAGATTGATATACTTCTTGATTTTGTGGGTGCTCATATCCGGTGCGCTCAAGACTTCCTGCAACTGATCGGTGACAAAATCCTGTATCTCTTTAAACGTCCAAGATGAAGCTGCCATTATACTTTAGCTCCCTGTAAAAAAAATCCTTGATATTCACAACATTTATTCTTAAATTCGGAAGAACATAACAAGGTGATATTAGTATGTCTAATCTTATTGATATAACTGGTAGAAAATTCGGCTACTTGACGGTTATTGGAATTGCCAAAAGGAAAAATAAAAAACGCATATATTGGAGATGTCGTTGCAAATGCGGTAATTTTGCCAATATTGAATCTTACAAACTTAGAACCGGACACACAAATAGTTGCGGTTGCTTTGCGAAGGAGAAAGCGGCAGAAAGACAATACAGGCACGGGAAACGTGATTTTCCTGAATACGGTATATGGGCAAGAATGAAAGAAAGATGTTACAACCCTAACAGTAAATATTATCATCTTTATGGTGGCAGAGGAATAAAAATGTGCGATAAATGGAAAAATTCTTTTGAAGAATTTTATAACGATATGGGTAAGCGCCCATATAGAATTTATTCCATTGATCGAATTAACAATGATGGTGATTATGAACCTTCTAATTGTAGATGGGCAACCAGATTTGTTCAATCCAGAAATAAAAGAACCAATAGATTGGTAACATTTAACGACGAAACTAAATGCGTTACCGATTGGGCGAATGAACTTGAGATGCCAATAGGGACATTGTTCAGTCGTTTGAATAGCGGCTGGAAAGTCCCCGATGCTTTGACAAAACCAGTTAGAAAGCAAAAACATAATTAAACCTTCGCGTCTTTTAATACAATTTGATGCTCTTTCAAAATCTGTTGAGCAATATCCATGTCCCCGCGTTGTGTATTCATGCAACGATAAAATGCGTACGTAACAACCATGTCGTCAACGTCAAGCGGCAGTTCGGTATTATCCGATGAGCTTAATGCGGTCGGCTCTTTGATATAGGGGAAGGTTACGCTTGTCGCGCTATTCGGCCATACCTGTATCCCGGTCTTGTATTTTATGTAGTAGGCAATCTCATTAGGGATTGAACCTGCTGTTAATCCATTCCCTTCCAAAAAGCCCAACCGCCAGCGTTCGCCTTGCACGATCTCCGATGCAACAATTGACTTTCCCGCCGCAACCACTATTACATAAGGGTCTGCGATATGCCGCAAGAGGTCTGAGGGAAATGCCCCGAATCCCGCCGTTAGCGTAATTGTTCCGGTTGTCTGCAATCCCGGTATCATTTCTTCCGGCAATATCCGCGCAAACATTCTGCGCCCCTGGTTCAAGGCGTTCGGCAAAAAATAGGTGTCATCAAATTGGGTATCAGTGTTGACGGTCTGATCCAGCAAGTACCTTACTTTTAATATTTCCGTTGCAAGCACAGCCATTTAATCACCTTATTTGTTAAGCAGAATACCCACGCCGAATTGAACCTGTGAGTAATCCTGCGTCCATAAGAAATTCCCTGATAAATCAAGATGGAAGAAACTAACCGGGAATAGATAGCCAGCGCCTACCTGTATCGCGCCTTGAGTTTCCTCTAAGAGTTCAATTTCTTCGGTCTTTACTTTTACCGGGTAGATACCCGCCAAAGTTGACAGATATAGTTTCCCGTAATAGCTTCTTGCCCCGGCAAGGATAACCGGAAAGTTGGTAACGCTGAAAGAGGGGATAGGGGTAGTCTTTTCATCCCAAAAGCCGTAACCGCCGTAAAGAACGCCCGTCATGCCGAATACCGGAACTTCCACATGCACCCCGCCGCTAAAGCCTACATTGACGGTATTGCCGAAATCCCCGGTGGGGACAGAGGTATTAAAATCAATTCCGACAACCTGGGCGTTTGCGGTAAAAGACAAAAGAACCGCTATAAAAACAAAATACAGATATTTCATTTTTGAATCTCCCGGTTATGTTGAACATAAAGGGCAGGGGAGAAGAAGCCCCTCTCCCCTTAACCCTGTTAGTTTTTACAGTTCGCCGTAGATGTAGCCCGGAATCCTGCAAACGATATTGGCTGCCACTGCCGCAAGGGCAATCAGGCGAATACCGCAAGCCTGCAACACTTCTGCTTCGGATGCAGAACTAAAATCCACACCCTCGACGGAACCTGCCGGAGTCGCAAGCGGTACAAGCGGTTCATTTACAACCACTGCTGCCGATGTGCTATGCCCGGTCAAAACTGACGGACAGAATCCGCCTGTTTGGATAAATCCGTAAGAACCGGAGTCGATTGTGTTCACTACTACGCCGCGTATGATTTCGGAAGTTGCGTCGCACAGTTCCACTTTCCAGGGATGGAAAATATACAGAACCGCATCATTCGCAAACGCTTCCCCGGCCGGGGTAGATTCATCCAGCCAAATATCGCCTTCGCCGGAGGCTGCCAGGGCTTCATGGGATTTAATCTTGTGCAATGCGCCCAACGGTCCCGCTGCCGCAGCTTGCCCGATCCAGTACCCGGAATAGTAGTTTGCCGCTACTGCGGTCGTCACGGTATCCACATGAATCTTGGTGTCGCCGGCCGTTACCGCGCCATCCACCACAATAGTAGAATCCCATGCGGCCAAAGCGGTAGCGGTAACTACCTGTCCCATCGCCAGGGCTTCGGTGGCAAGAACGTAGCGGTAAACATTGCCATCAACGTCATGGGCTTTTTGACCAAGACTGAACCGTCTTACGGTGTCGTTGGTGTAAAGCCCTTCTGTGCCAATTAAGATAGCAGGTGCGCCGGAAGAACGAGGCTTCCGGTATGCTGCTTGAGTTCCTTGTGCCATTGTTTATACTCCTTGATTTCAAATTGCTTTTTTAAGTTTATTAATTGCTCAACCTAACCGATTAATTATTCAGGTCGCTCCAACGGTAGAACATCCGGCGGTTCGATACTGCGGTCTGACAGGTGTAGGTAAGCATCGCCACACGCGCCATTTGATTGGTTGACTTCACCCATTCCGACATTTTGAAGTTGTTCTTGGGATGGTAATACATCACAAACCCTTCCGCAAAATTACCCATATACATCGGGTAGGCAGTTGTCGAGATGTATCGGTCAACAATCAGGGGGATATTCCGCCACATCAGGACGCTGAAGCCCAAATTAGCCAGGGCTTCGCCCTTGCTTCCGGCGGTCGGTTTAGTGAATCGCTGATCGTTTGCCGCTATCTGCTCGGCAATATCCCATACCTGCTGAGTCATCAAGACGTGAGTCGGTGCGGGATTGCCCAACTGCGTACAGCTTGCATACCCGGTCGCCAGGATGGTCGGCAGGTAAGAGGTAGAAGTCGAGTCTTTCATGTTCGCGGCGGTGTGGGCGGTCGTATCAACGCCAGCTTGCCACCAGGAATAAGAAGCCCCGGCGATCCCGCCGTAAGTGCCCGTTCCGATTGCGGTGTCCAGCCCGACAAGCCCGGTAGAACCTGCCCCGGTATAGAAATCGGTCGCCAGTTGTTTCAGCATCGCTTTTCGGGCGTTTTCCATTTTGGAATCGAGCAGGTCCAACACCTTCAGGTCGTCCCCGTCAACCTTCAGTTCTTCATCCTGCGAAATACTGATCGGGACTGCCACGTTACGCATGTAATACTCCGCGCCGGTGATAAATTCGGGCGGGGTAATGTCAATGGTGTCATAGTAGGTGTAGTACTGCGCGTTAGATTCACCGTATTCCAACGGTTGAATAACCTTAGTCCCTCCGCCGATTGCCATTGATTCCAGCCGGGGACCAGGGTCTTGGATACGGTCGTCCAGCCCCAAAAGAGCAAGCGCCGCAGAACCTTTGTGTACTTGATCTTTCAAAGTGGGAATATACTTATCTCTCACGATTGCGGAGATATTGTCATAATTTAAAGCCATTGTAGTAAATCCTCCATTAAATGATTGGAGGCATCCGCTTAATCATCGGTAAAAAACGATACTTTCCCTGTTTTCAGTTCGTCCCTTAAAGCCCTTCCCACATCTGCAACTTTGCGGAAAGTCTTAGGCGGTTCGTTTAAAGAAGCGGGTGAGGCATCGCCTTCCGTAGCGGCTGCCTTTCGTTTGTCTGTTAGTTGTTTAAATTCAGCTTCGATCTTTTTTCGTTCCGCTTCCACAAAAGCGTCCCGATTGAGATAGTAGTAAACCATTTCAAAATCGGTTGTGCCCTTTTCTCGCGCCAACTCGTAAACCTTCTCGCGGTCAAAGCCGGGGTACTTATCCGGGCTGTGTTCCATCTCGTCGAGTTTGGCTACGAGCTTCCTTGCTTCCGCCTGTATTTCCCGTTCCTGCGCGGCTTTGGTCTGCTGTTCCCGGTAGGTGGTAAATTCCTTTTTCAAGTTCAATAGTTCTTTCATCACCGGGTCGTCAAAATCGGCGTTATCGCTTGCAACCGCCCTTTCTTCTGCGCGGGTTAGCGGTCTGCCGATATAGTTTTCCAGATCACCGACAAGAGCCTGCATTTCTGCCGGGTCGCTCCTGGCGGCTTCAAGGCGGTCGTTCCAGGCATCAACCGTTTGCTGCAACTTCTCAGCCTGTGCTTTCAGTTTATTTCTTTCTTCCGCGATCTTCTCCATGTTGTGCCCTTTACTCAAACGATCCTGGGCTAACTTGACAGATTCGGGATTGGAAAGATCAACCGTAATTGTTTCACCTCCGTAATTGTAGGTGAGCGTAGTCGGCGCATTGCTCCCGGCGGGAGTTGCCCCGTCCTCGTAGTAAATTTTGGGTCGTAACATTATAGACGCTCCTTTGAGTTGGTCTTGTTAATTATAGGTTAATTAGTCTGGCGTTACGCTCGTATGAACGCTGATCAGTTTTGACGCTTCTTCGATGGACAATTCTTTCCCGCTAATCTTTAAAACATCCTTAATCATGTGATTGGCGAAATTCGCGCCGTTTCCCCACGCTCCGAAATTTCGGGATGTTTTCAAACGGGCAGCCCATCTTAGTAGCTTCTCGTGATCTACGAATACTTCCGGCTCTTTCGGCGTTGCCTCTGCCTTGACCTTTGCGGGTGCGGGTTCGGGTCGCGCTACTTCCGCCGGTTTCTCCTTGAAAATATCATTGAGCGTAACTTCCTTTTTTTCTTCCACCACAACCGGGGTTTCTTTAACCTTTTTCGGTTGCGCTTTCTTACCTCGTTGTTGGGAGGCCGACATTTCCTTCTCCTTGTTGTTCTTGTGCTCGGTTTACAAAAGTATTTATTTGCTTTTGCTGTTGGTCTATTACTTGCCCGGCTTGTTCTAACTGCCCTTTAAGTTGATTAATCTGATTAATGCGCTGGATGATTGCGTATTTATTCGGTATATCCAGCATCTCTAAGACAGTCTGCGGGTCAACAATCCCTCTTTCGCCCAAGTTCAAGATTAGCTCCTGATCCTGCTGGCGGGTGGTGGAACTGATAGAACGCACGTCAATTCTGATATTCTTCAAGGCTTTATTGCCTCTTAAAGTCTCTCTCAATTCCCGCCACTGCTTTATTTCAATCGCTCCGCTTTCTCCCATGATTTCAAATTCCTCTGACGGGTCGGTGTATTCGATCATTATTCCGATTGCCATCCTTGCCATCCATTCGAGCGCGTAAGTGTAGTGGCGCAAGGCAAGGCGAATCCTCGCCGTTCCGGTCTGCATCAGGGTATCTACCGTAACCCCGGCAGGTGAGCCTTTTGGCAGGTTTCCGCTAAGAATATCCGTATTTCCGGCTTGCCGATCCATAAACCTCTCGATTGAGACAAGGTTGTTAAAGTGGCTCGCCGGGAGTTCCTTGCCGAAATCAACCGTTAAGTCGTTCGGATCGTCAACCAGTACGTTCTTGCCGATCAGGTTGGTAATCCGCTTCAGGTCGTCTAACTTGAACCGTCCCCGCCTCCACTTACGGATGCCGTTCAATAACAGCTTTATATTTTGCGTAATTGCGTTTTGCTGATAATTGAAATCATCCTGCGGGTCAAAGAGGTCATGCGCTAAGGGCTTGCCCCAATAGTAGTTACGATTTTTGGTGTAGTCGAATTTTACCCACAACATTTTCCAGTCAACCCCGACAGATTCCGCTAACTTGTTCGGCTGGTCGCGCAATAGCTTTCCCTGGCAGACGGTGACGATCCGCCCAAAGGGATATTTGTACCGCTTGGTGCTCTGCGGCAAATTCTCGGTCAATTTGATATGCTTTTGAAGTAAGGGTATAAAATCCCGGTCAACTGCGGGGTCAAGAGTCGCCAAAAACGCCTTGTGCTCTTTTAAGTGCTTGGGATGGTTCTCACCGATGGAAGGTAAAACCTGCTGCAATCCCGCGATAAGGGAATGCTCGGTATTGGTTTCATTTATGTCAAAGGGTATCGGTTCAAGCGTGTAGTCGTCCATATACATCTCACAGAATACCGCCTGTCCCATCACATCGTTAAATACGCCGTTGTTTTTGTTCGTTCCTCCCCGGATCATTGACCAGACATTAGGTGCGGTCGTTCCGCCGCTGGACTGCTGGTAAGACAAAATCGGCTTGTCAAAGTTGCTCCCGGTCGATTGTCTCAAGTAGTCGCGCTCCGGCTTTACCTTAACGCCGTATTCCTTCAGGATATATTCAGGTGATCGGGCGATAAAATGCCCGATAAATCTCAATTGCCGGTGCTTTCGCGCCTGCGGGTCAACGATAATTGCCTCTGCCGGAACAACCGTGAAAGTCGGCCATCCGTCCAGCCCGACACCCGCTTTAATATGACACGTGCCGCTTGCTGCCGCTTCTAATACCGCATCTTCTCCCTTGTCGTCCCACTCGATTTTATCCCACAGGTAATCGCCCAAAATCTGATTCAATGCGCGGGAAGTGAACAGGTCGCCTTCTTCCTGCGGACCAAACACCCACTTGGGACGGTTGTCGGTAAGGTGCGCCACACGGGTCTCTACGATCTCGGAAAATTTATTGTAAGTCTTGCCCTTCTTGCCAAAATCCTCTTTTACGGGATGATCGCCCCAACTGTAATCGTCAAACTTCTGCGCCCGAATCAGGACGTTGGAGTTTTCCCGCCCTTTCAATCCCTGAAAAATCAAGTCCTCAGTTCTCTTCAGGATTGCCTTTTGTTCGTCGGTGTCGGTTGTCATTACCTTAGCTGGCATTGTTATCCTCGCTGTAATCCACCCGGTCACGCGGCCAGATTGAGCCGTATTTGTCCTCCGGTTCTTCCGGTTCTATCACTTCCAGTTTTCCCGGCGGGTTTGGCAGAACGCGCTCGCCCGATGTAAGGCGGCTGCCCATCCAAAACGCCGCTAACATCCCGAAAACAATTATGACAGTTTCGATTATCATATTATCTCAAAGTCCTCAACGGGGATTTCGTGAACGATTTCGGTAGAGTATTCAATGACGGGATGATTCCACTTCACGCGGAAAATAAAGTATTCCTTTTCTTCCCAATCTTCTTCGTCCACTCCCGCCATCTCGATTTTCTTAACAACCTTTTTTGGCTTTAGCGGCAGTGATTCAAGCTGAAAACGGATTGCTTCTAATATCAACGCCGAAGCATACCCGCCGATTTTCTTTTGCATCGGGTCTTGTTTAAATAACTGCTGAAACATCTGCGCCAGTTTAAAACGCTGATTTGCGCTTGCGTCTAATACTTCACCTTCTTTAAAAGCCATCACTTCACTCCCGGATTGGTTGAATAACCTGTTATCTTGTAAAATGAGATTCCTTCTTGTGAGAATCCCTCGACTTCTTCTATTTCTGTGACAAAAATATCCGGTCTGCTCTGTTTTAAATCTTCTTCGAGTTTCCCTTTACTCTTGCTCTTGCCTCTGATCCAAAGATTTACCGGATAAACTCTTTCAAATCTCATATTTCCTCAAATAAAAAAGCCGATTCGCCGCATGTTCCCAGGGGTGAGAGACACGCAGCAAATCGGCTTACTGTTGGTATTGGCCGAAACTCTATGTTTTAATTAGTTAATCCGTTACCCTCAAATTTTGATACTTAAATTCAAACCTTGTCCCTTTGAAATGTATCTCGATTGTGCCGCTTACCGCGCCAATCGGATTATTGAGTATAAACTGTCTTATATACTCATTGCAAATATCGGAAAAACTTTCCGCATTTTCAACGGAAAAACGCGGCTTTCGTTCAACGCCGTATTTTGGCTTATCTTCGCTCATCCTACCTCAATCCCGTTTGTTCGATTTTAAGTTCTTTATCTTGCGCCAACGATTCCAACCGTCTAATTTCGTTATCAAGAGAACACTTTACATCCCTCAACACCAACTTTAACCAGGGATATTGACTATAATCAATGTCTGAAAGATTAGATAGATTTATGATAGTTTCTCCTTCATATCCTTCAGTTGAAATATGTAATTTATATTGCCACAAACCTTTTCCCATTACCCTACCTCAATCCCTGTATATCGAATAGTTTCACCATCCTGAAAAGTGCCCTTGACTTTAATCCCCAACAACTTCATCAATGTTTCGACAAACTGCGCCGCACCGTCTTGTGTTACCCGCCCACGCGGGAAGTGGACAATCAAAAGCGATTTCTTGGGGTTTTTAAATTCCAGCTTCTCGCCCTTGTTTTCAAAGAAATGCTTCTTTAATCCAATTCGTTTTTTACGCTGTCTCATTCATGCCCCAATCAACATTGATTCTTCTTCTTCAAAATTAATATCCGCCTTGCTCCCGGCTGCCACAAACCGCAGTTTCTCAACTTCATAATCCGGGGTATCAAATACCTCAAAGTTCTGATCCCGCACCCACTCGATAATACGCCGGTCATTCTCGATAAAGTGGTCGTCTTTGTCAATCGGCTTCTGAGCCACTTCTTTCGATTCTCCGGCGCGTGTCATCGGCGGAGGCTGCCAGCGATAATTCTTATACTCAAAGCGATGGTGCTCAAGGTTGTCAAACATCATCAGTTGCGGATATTGCCGGGTAATTTTCTCAACGTCGCCAGCCATTGTAAGCGTAACTTGAAATTCTAAGTCAAGACACTCTTTCATCTTGACAAGCCCGCCCATAAGGTTCTTGCTCCCTTGTATCGGGAATATCCCGGCTTCGTTCAACTGCTCGACAACTGATTTAGCGTTCTTATCTTCTTGTGACTTCTGCCAGCCTCGCGGGTCGCAAATCGCAATGTCATGCTTGCGCCCTAACTTGTGCTCGGCAATCTCGATGTAAGAAGCTAACTTGTACCCCCCGCCCTTCTCAAACAACTCACCGACAATGAACATATTCGGCAAATCCCGGAACACCGGGTATTTTTCGGCGGTCTGCCGTTCAAGGTCAACCCAAATCCAGCTAACCGCGTGAGGTAACTGCGGGTGCGGGTCGATTCCCATAACCAATATCCCGCCCTCCTGCGGTATGTCAAAGCGGGGGATGATAAAAGGATGGTCGTCTTTCCAACTCTCAAAGATGTTTCCGCCCTTAGCAACCCGCTTGCCGTGTATCCTTATGTCAATTTCCGCCTGATTTAAGCAAAGGCTTTTAATCGTGTCGATCATCTGCGGGGTAGCTATCGGGTTATCATAGGTGCTCATTTCCATAGCGTAAATATTCGGATCGCCTTTTTCTGCGGGTTCAAATATCTTGTGCTCTGTCCAAGATACCCCTTTCTCTGCGGTCATGCCGCACAGTATCCGCCCTTTTGTTGAGATGATACGCATCAGGGCTTGTTGATAATGCCCCTCGGTCGGTTCTTCGTCAAGGTGATAAACGTCAATCGCCGCGCCTCCATGAGCGATAACTTCCTGCGCGTAAGTCATAAACTCAACGTGACTTTTGTTCTTCCAGGTGATCTTGCGGCGTTTTTCGTTGTCATAGGCTATGTCTTTCACTTCTGCCGCAGAAGCCCACTTTACATATTCGGGACCTAAAACCTTGTCAACAAAATTCGGGAAGTCGATGCCGACACACCGCGCCTTGATCGGCGGCGATGAAATCCACAATTTATTGTCTAAGATGTATTCGCATTGCTCTCTTACCCACTTTTCCTCTGCTTCTTTTTGCAGCTTAATCAAGTTCTCTCTTTGCAGGGGATGCCAGCCCTCGCATTGCGATACTATGTCAATAATACAGGTTGTGCTCTTACCGCTTCTGTTTCCGCCAGAAATTATTTTTACGGTATGCGGCTGTAAATGAAACTCCTGCTCTTTCAAGTTCGGAAAATAGAAATACTTCCCTTTTTCTAAATCCAGCGTCATAACGTGGGTGGCGTATTCTGTTAGCTTGTCGTCGTCCTCTTTTGATCTGCCCGGCACAAGAACGCCCTCGACAACCTGACGGTTCATCTCCTTCAGGCTGTAATAAACTTGCTTATGTTCGGGCAAATACCAATACAAGGGCTTATCCTTTCTTGAGCGTCATTTCCGGCGCAATAATCCGGTTGTCGGGCACAACGAGGTTAGACTGCGCCGCTTTCTGCGCCTTGTCCATCTCATAGTAGAATTGTTTGAGAATGTCAAAGGGTATCTCAAACGTCGCCGCAGAAGATACCCATATCAACACTGTTTTTCTTTCCGGCAGGTACCTACAAGTAAACTGTACCGGCAAGGGTTTATTATTATCCATTAACGCTCGACTATTGATTTAATATAATCAAAGTTTAATACTCTATCCTGCGCCCCGCCTTTAGTGGCGATAATGGGTGACAATTCTTCGCCATCCGGGAATAAGGCTTGAGTTGTATAAATACTGCCAAGAGCAGTCCCATTCTTATAAAAAGTAACGGTGCTGTCACCGTCAAACTTAATGCCTAACTCCATAGCGGCGGTTGTAATAACCGTTTGGAACGTATCGCAGAAAGTGCCACCGGCAGTCTGATACAGGACTTGCAGCGTGTCGTCGTTGGCTTCCCATTGCACAAAGCCAACCACATCTTTATCGGCAATATCAGCGCCGCTATCATTTATGAAATCCCCGGCAGCAGAACCTTCTTCCGCTAAACCAACGAAAAAGTTACCGGCGCTTGAAGTTACGTCCGTATCCTCAAAACGAAAAGCAATCCATGAACTTAAACCACTTGATTTCACATATTCAAGCAAGTTTTCTGTCCCAAGTTCGCCCAACTGCATGTAAACCTCGTTATTGCTCCCGGTTACATGCGTAATCGTTAGTAACCCATCTGTCACCGTTGCCGCTTGCGTAAGTGTCCATCCGGCATCTCCGGCGGTTTTCCAGCCAGCCAGGGTAGCATTTGTTGAAACCTGAGCAGTATGAGCTACACCTGCGGGTAACAAGCCCCCGGCACTATCCAGCACGACACCGATAAATTCCTCTGTATACACTGCCGCTTCAGACGGGTCGAAGTAGTAATACAACGGCACACTTGACCAGAATCCAGACGATCCGGTTGTAATTGATCCGTTAAAATCGACGGTGTTGCTAAAAGTGGTCGCCCCGCTAACCGTTGTCGCGCCGCTAAGGGTAGTTGTCCCGCTTAGTGTTGTCGCGCCGCTAAGAGTAGTAGCCCCGCTGATCGTATTCGTTCCGGCAAGAACGGTCGTGCCGTTGAACGTGGCGGTCGCGTCACTTTGCGTCACAAAGGTATTGCGGATATAAATCGCCCACTTGTAGGGGTTTTCCGACAATGCCACGTTGTAACCGACAAACAGGACGATAGCGATTGCCGCGCCTAACAGATACCATTTAGTTTTGTTTCTCATTTCAACACTCTCCTTGTGTTATTTGTAACCTTTCTTGGGTTTTTTAGCATATTCCTCTAATTCTTTCAGAGTCATCGAACGCATAATTTGTTTGACTTTACCACTCGGCTTTTTCTTCCCTTCGCCGCGCTTGTAGGAAAGTGCCATGCCCATAAGTCTTTGTTGTCTTTCAGAGATCGCGGGCATTTAATTACTCCTTTCCATTTAATTTTTATTTTTAGTTTCAGCTTCGTGCTGATCTTCTTTTTGTTTTATGTACTCTTCGATTACTTCTTTTGCCACTTCCCGCGCCTGTTCTCTTTTTTCTTCGGGTGTCTGTAACCTGCCCTGCTTTTGCAGTTGTTCAATCAAAGCATGGGTCTGGTATTCCTGCAACACGGGAGAAGCAAAATTTAAGATTGTTAAGAATACTCCAACAATTATACCGCCGATAATGGTATTTTTAAGATTGCGGAACGATTTTTCGTGCACCTTCTGTTTTTCTTCCTGATGTTTCTGATATTCTTCCAAGTGTCTCACTCTTTCCACTAATCCTATTTTGTCACCGTTATCTATTCCGCCGATCAGGATACGGAGTATCTTGGCAATATCCGCCCGGTTCTCTACTCCCAACTTTTCGATATGCGACAACTTCCGGCAGTTTTCCTCGATCTCCCGGATTTTGGTGTTCATTTGTTCGGGTGTCAACTGTGGCATTATACACCTTTTCTGCTCCGTTTTATTATCATTTGACACCGTTTTCCCATTTGTTGAAAATGGAATCAAAAGTATAGCCTATTAACGGCGCTGATACATAATTCAGGCTATCGGTAGAGATTGCGATAAGCAACCCGATAATAGTCCCAAAAACCGCCAAAGTGGTTGAGCGGAAGTTATCTTTAAAATAGCTCTTGACTTCCGTCAGAGTCTCGCCCTTGATATTCTTTTTCAAGAAGTGAGCAAACATCCCGGCAAACGCCAGGGCTACCAATGCAACGTAATTCAATATCTCCGTCATGCGTCACCGCCCTAACGCTCTGTCAATCGCCGCAGCGAAACGCCGGGGGGACAATCTAAAAGCAGCCGGAACACCGACGAAGATTGTTATTGCTCCACCTGCCGCACCGCCAAAGAGCACTAATAGCAGTTGCAGGAAAGTCCCGATTAGCCCTTCTAACCCGGCGGGGAGAATAATGCCCCAATAGGTTGACAGGACGGATATAATGGGACCGACTAATACCAACAGGGTATTGATTATTTTGCTTGCTAAACTCATTTTACGATTCCTTTCGTTTTGATTTTCCTTCATGGATTAAAGGTTGAATCTCGGATTTTACCACGTCGATTAATGCCTTTTTATCATCCTCGAGTTCTAATATTTTCTGTTGCAATCTTATTATTTCTTCGTTTTGGTGCTTTATCATTTCCTGTCTTATTTCAACTTCGTTCTTTAAAAAATCTATTTCCTTTTGCATTTCGCTTGTCATTTTATTCAGGCGGAATAGCTTCATGCAATCCACCACGCCACAAAGCCCAATAGTTCAAGGGAAAGCATCACGGATAGCCAAAATCCAATAAAAAAGCGATTATCGTCTAATCCAGCCTCTCCTTGTGCCGGATTGTCGGATAACCGCTTTTCAGAAAAAATAACGGGATCATCACTAATCTTCTCACGAAAATCTGGCAATGATCCCGTAACAAAC